GTGTAGACATTAAGTTAAAGATTCTTGATTCATTATCTCTAATGTCTTGGTTACTATTCATTAATGCTTGTAATGCTTGTACAACAACTTTACGCTGTGCCTTACGACCGAATGTACCTGAACCATCTTCTTGGTTAGCACTTTCAGTTACCCATCTATGTGGATAGTATGCGTCCATTGATGCATCGTTATCTCTTGGATTGTCTTCTGCTGTATCAATGTAGTTACGTACAAATTTCTTCACGTTAAATCCGCTTCTGCGTAGATTAAACAACATCATACCTTTTGGATATAGTGCTGGATCTGGAGCATCTGGATCTAAGTAGTTAGAAGTTAGTAAGTCTGCAATATCACCTGCTTCGTCACTGTTTGCACCTGCTGTATTATAACGTGCATCTGCAAATAGTACACCGTTGTCAGTTGATTGATCTGAACTATCTCTTAATATCCATTTCTTAGTAGTGAAATTGTATTGGTAAATTTGTGGATAGTTTTCAAGATCTGCTGTTGATACCCAAACGTCACCTTCAACAAGTGCAGAACCATCTGATTGTACAGTTGGTTCAGTTGCTGAAACAATCGGACCTGCTGGTGATGTGTTTGAATAATCTATGCTACCTGATTGATAGTTTTGATATCCAACCCAGTCAGTACCATTGTGAATCATAATATCACACTCGTCAACAATTGAGTTGTACCATAGTGTGCCATCTGCCGCTAAAGCATTTGGAGCATCATCACCTGCTGTGTATGAAAGTACTTGCCAGTTTGAAGCCATGTACTGCTTAGGAGTAGTTGAACTATCAGTACCTGGTACAAAGTATAAGTTTGCTGTACCATTATTAGCATCTACATATGGAGTAAATCCTGCAAGTGTTAAAGCACCGTCTGTGTCAACCATTCTAAAATCGCCACCTTTGCTATGCTCAATTACAATTCTGTTTGCACTGTCAACACTTGCAACAATATTTGTAAATCCTGCCGCATTAATTTGACCTGCAACTTCTTCAGAATCTGCTGAAGCCCCATTTGGAGTAATAGTTACTGTAACTGGAGCATTTAACGTATCCTGATTAGTAATTGATTCAGCAATAGTAAATGTGTAGTTTTGTCCTGATGTAATTTGTGTAGTAATAATGTCTGATACAATCTTAGTTGAACCAGCCGCTACACGCTTAAAGATTTTAAAATCAAATTCTGGCTGAGCACCTTCTGACACATTTGATTGTGCATAGTAAGTGTCTACAGAAAGATTTACACCACCGCCACTTGCATCAAGTGCTTTGAGTGCTTTCATGTTATTAGCATAAATCGGAACGTCTTTGCCTTCCCATAATGCAGTATCGCCGTTGAATTCTTTAACAGAAAGTTTAGCACCTAAGTTTGCGTCAGTAGTTTTAAACCAAACTGAGCCTGTTGGTCTTGGAGCAGTATCTGTTGATTTAAATTCTGGAATTGAAGTGTGTGGACCAACACTTAGGCTTGGTGCATAATAAGTTTTTGCATCAAATCCTAATAGAGCCATCAAACCTGTTCCTTCTGCAACAATAAGGTCTGTACCATCTGTTGAGAATAAATTAACTCTGCTATCAATTAATTCGGCTTTAAATCCGTTTCCTGATCCCGCTGTATTAATAGCGTCAACAGTTGTATTAATGTCTGATGTTGCAGTAATGCCATTTCCATTAATAGTCATTGTTTCGCCGTTTGGTGTTGCGTTTTGTGAACCTGTCGCTACTGGCCAAGATGCAATCCATGCGTCAGTTCCCACTTTAACCCAAGTACCACTTGCGTTTTTGTAAAAGATTTTGTTAATTGTAGTTGTAGCAACAACAACGTAATCGCCAATTTGTCCAACAGAAGGTTTAGGATTACCAGTTGCTTGATTGCCAACTAACTGTGTCTCGTCTGTGATTACAGTTGCAATTTTGTTTGAGAATGTCTGTCCGCCTGTTGACGAAGCAGAATTACCATTCCATTCAAAAATACCAACTCTTGAAACTTGTGTGTCAAACCAATAAGTTCCATCTGCTGGATCAGCCGCTGGTGCTGTTGCCGATGCTTGTAATTGATTTGTGTCAATGTCTGCTCTTACTACCCATGCTCTGTTAGAAACTCCTAAGTATGAGTAAGCCGCTTGTAGACCATATTCGTTTAACTCTCCACCGTGAATTGGATTGTTGTTATTGTCTGTATAAAATCTTGGATCTCCAAATGTTTCTGAAAGATCTCTTTGTGAAGTTAATAGGAAAGGTACACCAGCGTTTGCTTGTGTAGTTCCTCTCGCTGTTCCTGTGCCACTTGCATTCGCTTTATCTTGTGCAGTAGCAACAAAAATCATAGGGGTTGTACCTGGCTCAGCCGGAGTATAAAAACTCTCGTCAATTACGCTGACCTGTACACCTGGTGATACTAAGTTTGCCATCTTGTGTTCTCCTGTTGAACTTATTATATGTATTTATACAGAAGTCAGATAATTTAACCAAAACACACGGTCTAAAAGGGCAGAAAAAGGGTAGGTAAATAACAATATGCGTCCATTATGTAAATGCGGTAAACGACCTGTTGCAGTTAATTACAAAAAGGGAAATAAAACCTTTTATAGAACTCAATGTGACGTTTGCATAAGAAATAAAGGCAAAGGCAGAGGAAAACCAAAATGGTATCTTGCTGGTTATAGACAAAAACAACATTGTGAAAAATGCAATTTTAAAGCAGATTTCAAAGAGCAGTTAAGAGTCTATCACTTAGATGGTGATCTTAATAATTGTAGGCCTACTAACTTGAAGACTATATGTGCTAACTGCCAAATTGCTATGCAGAGAGTAGGCGCCCGGTGGAAACAAGGCGATCTTGAACCTGATTTCTAAGTTGATCAAGTGTTCCATTATTTTCAATAGTTTGTGTAAACTTAGTATGTGCCCAGGACCATTCGCTTGGATGTACATCTTTAGGTTCAACACCAACATCTTGGTAGATTCTAAACCAAATAGGATCTTGTCCTCGTTTTACTCTCCAAACTTCACCGTCGATTTCATATAGCATTTTTGCTTCGTTTGGAAAACGTACATCTGGTATAACAAAGTTTGTATCAGGATTATTAAGAATATGTTGCTTGGTTAGACTGACCCAAATACCGTCATAGAATCCGTTACGCATACATTCTGTACCGAACTCTTGAAGCACCAATCTTGGTGTAATTGATCTTCCTGTTTCTGCGGTCCAGTAAGGATCTTCTTGCTCTCTCCAAGCACGTGATTCATCTGTTTTGCCGTCCAGTAATTGTCTATTCCAATTAAACATAACAGCAACAGCATCTTTTAACTTATCTGCGAATGAAATTTTTACAAAGTTGTGATTATCGATTAGATACTGAGCAACTGTATCTTTCCCCGAACCAATTAAACCGCAAATACCAATGATCATTTATATCTCCTAAGTAGAAGTATATAGTATATGATAAATTTAAAGGAATGTCAAGTGGTTTTTAACCAATTGTGAAACTGTATCCAACGCCGCCTGCAACGTTCATTTTAAGATCTTCTTCAAGTTTGTCCATTTCACCTTGTGCTTCTGCTTTTAGGGCATCACCGTTAAGTGTTGAACCTCCTTGTGGTCCTGCAATAGTAGCAAATTTTGAACGTGCTTCACCGAGCATATACTTACACTTGGCTAATGTATAATCTTTAATCCACTGTTTTGCAAGATAGTCATTAAACAATTCTGAATCCGGACGATAGTTATAAACATACAACAATAAATTTTCTTCTGCTCTTGGACGTTGTAATATTGTTAATTTCTTAGTTGTTGTATTCCATTTGAATTCAATAAAACTACCAAACATACGTCCTACAAGTTCTTGATAACTTGCAAACAGATTATAAGTTGCAAGTCCACCCATATTAGAACTCGATAATAGATATGTATTTGTGTATGCTAAATTAAATGGTTCAAACAATGTTCCGCCGTCTCCGCCGCCAGTTCTTGAACCAATTGAACGTCTAAAAATCTGGCGTACTTCTACAATGTTAGGATCTAAAGTGTACTCGTTCTGATCAATTACTGTTTCTAAAAATACGTAACTTTCTTCAACTGAATTATCTGATCTTTGTCTAAATTTGTCCAGTGAACTACGTAATGCAATTTCGTAATGCTTAGGATCAAGTTCAACATCAACCATGCCGCCACCGAGCATAGCGTCAACGTAATCGAATATTTCCTGTTTTTGAGTTTGTAGTGTAGCCATAATTTAACGTCTCCATTAGTATTTATGCGATCGATAAATACTATTGTTATGCCGAGAATCAGTTTATATAAACCCGAAAAGGGCAAAGACTACGATTTTTTAGATAAAACCATTACAGAAATGTTTACTGTAGGTGGTACTGATGTTTTTGTCCACAAGTATTTAGGACCTAAAAATCCTGACGAGGAAGATGCTACGCCATCACAGCCTCGTTACGATGCTGTTAAAGAAACAAACATTCAAGATATGCTGTTTATGGAAAACAGAGATCGTAAGTATGACCCTGATATCTATGTAATGCGTGGTATTTACAATGTGCAAGATGTAGACTTTGATATGAGTCAGTTTGGATTGTTCTTAACAAACGATACATTGTTTATGACTATCCCAATTAATTACAGTGTAAAAACTCTTGGTAGAAAAGTTATGGCGGGTGATGTATTTGAATTACCACACCTTAAAGACGAACACGCTTTAAATGATTATAGTGTAGCACTGAAAAGATTTTACGTTGTAGAAGATGTAAACAGAGCCGCAGAAGGTTTTTCACAAAGTTGGTATCCACATTTATATAGAGTAAAACTAAAACAAATCGTAGACTCACAAGAATTTAAAGACATACTTGACTTACCAGCAGAAGAAGGTAGTTCACAATCGTTGCGTGATGTTTTAAGTACATACGAAAAAGAAATGCAGATTAAT